ATTGTGTTTAGGTTTATCATTCTGTAGGCTCTCTTGTGGATGTCGTACACGACTATCAACCCGTGGTCTGATGGATTGAACGATAGGCCTACACCCTTGATGTTTTTTCTTACTCCGATTCTCGCAGTAATTTTTCTGGCCGTTCCATCTTTCTTAATGAACGTCAAAGAGAAGAACTTTCCTCCCGTTTGCATTATTTGTTCTCTTGTCATTGTATGTTGGTTTTAAAGGTTACAAAAAAAATCTTCCTCAACAAATATTGTCGAGCTGAATTCATCTTTTAATTGGTCGATTGTGATACCCTCTCTGTCGGATAATTCAATCAACTCGTCTTTGGTCAATTGGTCTATTGTTCTGTACATGGTTTTAGGTTTTTAAAGGTGGTTAATATTTCTTGTAAATCTTTGTCTTCTATCAACGAGGTCATCGTTTCTATTATTAGGTATAGTTGGAATGTCGACCTGTCGTCTAAGTCCCTCTGCTTTTCTAAAAAGTCTAGGGTCATCTGTCTAGTGGTTCTCATAGTGGGTAGATGTCCTCCCATCCATCGCACGCATTCTCATTGTAATAGCGTTCCTCTTCTTGCGGTTCAGAATTATCATCCTCTATAATCCAATCTGAGTTAGGGAAATCTTTGGCGTGTTCTTCACGCATTGATACAGCCTCTTCCCAAGTTAGCCATTTTGTGTGAGTATTGAAATATCCCATTCCATCACTCTCCATTAGTTTATACATTTCCATAAGTTCTAAAATGTTAGCTTGTCGAATTCTGTGTACATGTCTGCATACTCCAAAGGGAATCTATCCTTCAATGCTTGCAACAAGCTGTCGTTATCGTATTCCTCTCCCTCTCCATCTCGTTCTGCATTTACGATTGGTTGGATGACCTCAGCGATTTGGTCATCGTCAAGTGTTGTTACTAGATAGAAGTCCTCTTCTGACCAAGCTGTTGTGTTGATTCTAATTACTCTCATTTTTTCTAGGTTTTAAAGTTCATACTCGTTTCCATCCTCGTCATAATATACGTCATCGTCAATCTCTTCCCACTCCGTGTAGTAGTAAAACTCCTCGTTGTAGAAGTAATCCATCAAGTCAGCATCTGTTTCCATGTCGCTTGAACTAACGCCATTGCTATCTTCCCATTCTACACCTCGTAAGTAATCTATCAAGTGTTGCTTTTCAGAGAAGTGTAGGTCACCTGCTCCAACAACATATCCCTCGTTCATACCACGGCCCGTAGCATCACATTTTCTTGCATATCTTTCCATAAGTTCTAAGGTTTTATTGAGCACACAATTCCCATGTGCTCATGGTTAATAATTTTTTCTTGGTCAATCCTAACGACTTCAAAATAAATTTTGCTAGTCTAGTGTTTACCTTTGGGTCTTCAAGGTGGCCACTTCCTATTTGTTGTACGACATAGGATGGTGACATACCCAATACCCTTGAGCAAAACTTTACGTCTTGCCCAAGGTAGAATTCTTTTTGGTCAACACACAACGTCCAGTTGTGGTCGAAGCCGTAGCTACTGCTGATTAGTACTTTCATATTGATAGAGTTGGAAATCCGTCAATAACAAGAATCACTATCGTAGATAGCAAGGTAATTGCAAGGCCACCTCCTAAGAAAATAGCCAAGCCAAACATTAATTTTTCCATTGTGTAAGGTTTTAATTGGTTAAGACGGCACGAATGCCGTTTCGGATATTGAATCCATCTTCAGTTAACCTTGTGAAACATTTCTTTCTTGAATCGAATCAAGTGACCCTCCTCGTACTTGAGGAGGTCTTCTAGCTTACTTCTATCAACGTCTATTATTCCGTGTATAGGATGCTTGATATCGTTGATGCCGATAAAGTTGATGTTACGTTTTAATTGCTCAGTGATTGTTGTTACTCTGATTGCTCCGTTCATTTTTTCTAGGGTTTAAATTATTGTTATCCGATTTGTAATTGACCATCAACGAATGATGGTTGGTATTCTCCATGTTCAGCAGTCATGTCATGAGTATCGAAAAACGTGCTGTAGCTCGCTAGCTGTAGTTCATGACATGCTACTATAACTTCAGTCTCGTCACCAAAAATTGGATGCTCGAAGAATTCGATTTCTTGACCTTGGTCGTTAATCATTTTGCCGTAGCTTGTTGGATTTTTATCCATTAATTTTTGATAGTTTAACATAATTTCTAGGGTTTAGGTTGGTTAATTTATTTACTTTCTTCTTTCAGCCATTCAAAAGCATTTTTTCTATCAATGGAATAGTCCACGTTTCCAATTTGATTTTCTTGACTATCTAAATCTTGAAGAGTCCAAAGTCTTAAACGTGTATCATACCAAATGCGTTTTGTTTTGTTTTTGTTGTCGTGAGTTTTCATAATTTCTAGGGTTTAAAGTGGTGTAATATTTTTTAATTCGTATTCAAGTTCTATAATAAGAGATTTTAATGAATCTAAATTCCAAGCTAACAGCATGTATTCATTGTAACTTGATAGCTTTAAATCCTTATTAAGATGATTTTCAAAATCCTTTTGTTGTTGTATTACTAGTGTCGCAATAGATTCAACATTTTGCATTTTTATTTTTAATTCACTCATAATTTCTAGGGTTTAAAATTGTTAGTTAATACCACACCTCATCAAAGGTGTAGCTATATTTTTTACTTACATAAGTGATGAAATTGTTCATGTGATTTTCATCGTTAAAATTACGGCTCATTACAACAGACTTTCCGTATGCTGTAGTGAATTGGATTGTTGCATTCATATTTATTTGTTTGTTTATTTCCATCCCCTTACTTTCATACGGGATGTTTTGATTAATACTTTGTTTAAGAAATAGCCGATTATTTCATAGCCGTTCTCGATTCTGATGATTTTACTTTCAATCATGTTTTCTAGGGTTTTATTGGTTAATATGCCTCACGGCATTTCGGTCATTAAGACCTCGTCAGTTAACCTTTGTTATTTTCTTGTAATTTTATTAATCTTCGTTCTGCATAATATAACATATTTAATTCTCGTGTGTGTTCCCATAAACCTATTGCTTTTAATAAGTCATCTTTTAGTTTAGGAATGTATTTTATTAATTGTTCTGCATTCATTTCTTTGATTCTTGTTCTATAATCGTGTCTTCCCATTTTTTCTAGGTATTTATTGGTTAGTGGTGCAGTAGGTATCGCTCCTATTAATAGTCATTCTAACTGCACCTTATTGTTGTTACTTGCACCACATTTATATAGAGGGAATCGAACCCTCACAAGTAGGTTATTTGTTTTACATTTTTCACCTCCGACCTTTGGTTATGTCTTTTAGCGGTAGTTTTGTATCCTATACTACTGATTAGTGCCGATATTAATACCCTCGGTTCGGGGAGTGGTCTGTTTCTCGGGACTTACTGAACTTCAGTGCGGAGATGGATTACCGATTCCATTTTTAATTAAGGCTCGTTTGCCTCTCTGAATACTATAACGCAAATATATATATAATGTTACAATAAAGTTGCATTTTTTTTCATTTTTTTTCATTTTCTTTAAATAAACCCACCATTATATGCTCGTAAAGTATTGATTGGTTGATAGTTAAGTAGTTTATTTTTTTTTCATTAAATTATCAATATTTGTGCTTTTTTATGTTAGATAGGGGCTATTCCTCTCTTCAGTAAGTCTAGCTGTCAAAATTTCCGTGCAGATTTTCGGGGAGGGTTTCGGGTCAAATGATCAGCCGATCAGCCGACCGATTTGCTATTCTATTTAACATAATGTAAATTATACAGCAGATAGATTTGGTAGCAGATTAATATACCGTGCAGTCGGCTGAGGTGTAGTGTAGCTGACGTGCCGACCTATCGGCCTATAGGTAGCAAGGGTGTGAGAGGGTTGCCTATGAAAAGCTAGAAATCCCCGACCAAAAGTTCGAAAAGCAGACCCCCCCCCATCGATTTTTAAATCGTTTTCCTTTTGGCCCGCTCATCGTCAAACCTATATATTACCCACAAGTTCTAAATATTTAGTATATTTGCAATATAATATATAAAACCAAAAGTTATGAACTACGGAAGAACAACAAACACAACGACACACCGTGACACACCACTATCTAGGACTCCAGAGCCAATTTTATTTAAGGATCTACCTGAGGTTACTGTTAGGGCTAATGCTAAACCATTATCATTAAAGACTGCTTCTTCCTCAAAAGCTGGAAAGGATTTGCAACGGGAAAGCCAAATGTATAAATCAACGTATCCAAAGGGCATGCACAAATATGAAATGGATCTAATAGATAAGAAAAGTCAGGAAATAAAAAATAAGGCTAAGAAGCTGAACCAGAAACAGAATATGAGTATAGCAGCAGGTATGGGCACATTCTTATTAGGTGGATTATTAGGTACTAAATATCTCAATGGTCAAACTGGTGCAGATGGTAAATATAAGCCATGAGAAATAATCGTTTAATGACAGATAGCCAAAAAATAATTAGTATATTTGCAATATAATATATAAAAAATATAAACCATGAGAAATAATCGTTTAACAACAAACACAACAGATCCGAATTATGATCTTATACCATTTAAAAATAAGGACATTGATCGTATCCAACGAAAGTCAGCAGAACAATATAAAGCAGAACAAGATGCTAAACGTGAAGCAATAAGAAAAGCTAAAAGAGATGAACCAAAAATGATACCTCGCCAAGATCCCAAAGAAAAGTTAAAGTCAAAAATTAATTAGTATATTTGCATCATGAGTATACTATTTGAAAACAGATTCTGGTACGGCATTAATTTAGGTTTTGAGTTATTCCAACCAGACGAACTTTTTGACGAGTATCAGTTAGAGATTAACATATTAATAATAAAAATAACAGTATTATGGCAAAGATGAGAACTGGGAGAACGACTCCATTAACAACAGATCCATTAACAGGTGCACGTATTGCAAATCCAGAGAAAATGGGGGCTAAAGAATTTGGTCGTGAAGGCAAAACGGTATTTGATGTCCCTGGATATGAAAAAGCAGAGGGTCGTGAGATTTCTTCTTGGCCAGTAGTTAGGGAGGCATTTAAGTCTGGTAAATACGGAAGTCGCAAACTTGGAGTTAATGAAAAAGAATACAAGAGAGACCCAAGAATAATGAATTACTTAAGTGGCAAAACAGATATCTTATCTGAAGATATAGATGAGCCAATGATTGTAAGGCGTACAAATAATGCGACTAAAGAGAGAGAAGTTCTTATTGAGGACAGATATACTCCAGGAGGCCCAACCTACAACAAAATAACAAAAGGATCAAAAATACCAAAAGGGCAAGTAGTAGACATGAGTACAACCCGTTGGCAAGAGCAATCAAAAGTTGTTGGTGCAACTGGACACGATAAATCTTGGTCATCATCACAGGGTTCTGAGGCCTATGCAGAAGATTGGACACCAAGTACTAAAAAACCTGTATCTACTCCAAAACCAACAGTAGAACCTACTATTAAAAAAGTAGCAGTCACTGCACCCAAGCCAGTTGTTTCAACTACACCTACTACTACACCTACAACTAAGTCTAAGTCCACTGTTGCAGCTACTCCAAAGGAGAACATGACTCTTTCAAAAATGCCTATTAAAAAAGCAGGACTAATAAAGACAGAGAAGAAAGAGCTTCAAGGTGAGTTAGAAAAACGTCCAGAATACACACAAATAAGTTCTACCCGTAAAAATATTTTACCTACTAAAGGCGGTCGTTACAACATTCATACTCCTATTGGAGCTAAAGTTGTACAAGCACTTACTGGATACAATAGAAAGGGTGGTTACCAAGAGGGTGAAGGCCGAATATTTGGTGATAGAATTAGAACTACTGACAAAGATCGTTCTTACAACACAATGCAAACAGACGAAAGTGGAAGAGCTATATTTAAGGGTGCTGAGGGCTTTAAAGACCTTAGAGCACAAAAAAAATATAACAAGGAATTTGATAAGTATCAGGCGAAACAAGACCAGATGAATGCTTACTCAAGTATGTTCAATAATCCAGCGAATCGTAACACAATTGACTCTCAAATTTCAAAGTTAAAGAAACCGTAGCACGATTATTGCTATATTTGTATTAAAATTAAATTAAATGATAGTAAAAGAGATTCACTTTGGCGATGACGGCCAAAAAAAACTAAAGTCTGGCATCAAGAAGATTGCTGGGGCGGTCAAGAGCACCATGGGTGCGAGAGGCAGGACGGTATTAATAGAGTCTGAGAACCATATTGGTGGCATTACTGTCACAAAGGACGGTGTAACTGTCGCTAGATCAATCAATCTGTACGATCCAACTGAAAATTTAGCTGTAATGATGATGCGACAGGCAGCTGATCGCACTGCTGTTGTTGCTGGAGACGGAACCACAACGGCAATTGTATTGGCAGAGTCTATAATTGACAACGCTGACAATATTATCGACAGTTCCGACAATGTTACAGAGGTAATCCGTGAGATATCTGAGATAACGACAAAAATATGCTCAAGGTTGAGTAAGATGTCCAAGAAATTAAGTGGAAAGAAGCTACTTGACGTTGCTACCATCTCTGCGAATAACGACAGGGAGGTTGGCAAGATGATCGCTGACACATTTGGCAAGGTTAACGTTGTTACGGTTGAGAACAGTCAGACTCCAAGCACTCATGTAGAGATAATCAGTGGAATGAAGATCGACAGGGGGTTCTCTTCTAAGTACTTCATCACTGATCAAAAGAAGCAGGAGTGTGTACTTGACAATCCGTATGTATTGATCACGGACCACGAGATATCTAACATACTAAACATAGAGAAGGTTATCGCTCACGTTATATCATCTAACAAGTCGTTACTAATCATCGGTCAGCTGAGTGCATCAGCACTAAACACACTAAACTTGAACGTTGCACAGGGCAAGATAAAGGCCTGCAACATAATCCCACCATCATTTGGATACAGGAGCAAGGACCTGTTGTTTGACTTGTCTGTTTCTTTGGGCGGAACATACTTCTCTGAGGACACTGGTGACGATTTATCTGTAATTGAGGTTGAGGATTTGGGTCGTGCTTCTAGGGTTATTGTCAACAAGGACATGACGCTATTTATGCCGTTACCAGCTATGACTGATGCGATAGACAAGAACATTCAGGTGTTAAAGGGATCAATTGCTGAGACTACAGACGTTAACGAGGTAAACTTTATAAACGAGAGAATCGCAAACATGTCTGGCGGAATTGGTATCATATACGTTGGTGCACTTAGCGACATTGAGCAAAAAGAGAAGAAGGACCGTATTGACGATGCTGTGTGTGCTGTAAAGGCTGCACTAGAGGACGGAATACTTCCTGGAGGAGGTATCGCATTGATAGATGCATTTGACCTTGATTTTCCAGATGTAAGCACCACTGCTGAAAAGATAATGTCAAACGCTGTTGCGTCTCCATTCAAGCAGATCGTGTTGAACTCTGGAAAGAATCCTGACTTAATTTTGTCTGAGATGCCAATCGGTAGAAACATCGGTTATGACGTGAAGAACGAGTGCTACGGTGACATGATCGGTATGGGTATTATTGACCCAACGAAGGTTACAAGAAACGCATTGATGAATGCGGTATCTGTTGCAACCACAATAATGAGTACAGACGCAATAATAACAAACATAAGAGACTATGAAGGTTCTAAATAGATTTATATTAATAGAGAGGGTATTCGAGCAGAGAGAATCCAAGAGTGGATTAATACTCAGCGGTGACGACTCAAAGGACATGCGTTACCACAAGGCAACAGTCATAGAGACTGGTGTTAATATAGATGGAATATCTAGTGGTGACGTTATACTATTTGACAAGGTATCTGGGCACGATGTGCTTATAGGCGACCAAAGGATGTCGGTGATTCAGGAGAAGGACGTTGTTTGCGTTCTTTAAGTTTATTGTTGAATCTTTTGACGGCTATAGCCACTGTTTTTTGTGAAAAGGTGGCTGTCTGATTATAGATCCGTAGGTTTGTCTCAGGGAACATGTCTATACCGAGCAGCTTTTTATGCATCCCAGACACCATCTTTTTAGCCATTGGTGACAGCTCGAATAGTTCAGCCTCACCAAATCCCTTTGTCCTCCACTTAGATATGAATCCATATCTATAGAGCCTGTTGAATCTATCCTTGTCCCATGGCATGAAGTTGGCGTACTCTCTAAATGTCGTCCTGTTGAATAGGTGCTCACCATATAGGTAGAGTATCATCTCAAGATCGTTGACCTTTTTTATGTCGTACTCGTACATTGTAAACTTACGAACCAGGCCCCAATTCTTAAGGAAGTCATGCTTAACCTCTGATCTAACTACGATTTCTTTTTTTTGTTTTCTTACTCTTCTTTGAATCATTTTGATTATATTTGCATTAGAATATCAAAGATAATAAAAAAATGAGGAAAAACGGAGAATCAAAAGGATTTTCTCAAGAAGAGAAAGACGCAATGCCAATGAAAAATGCGGCTATTGATAAATTAAATTCTCTTCTGAGAGAACAAAAAATAGAATCAGGCTACAAAAAAGTAAATGATGCAGAGTTGCGGAATCCTTATAGTTACAATGATAACCCTCGTAAAGGAAAATATAGTATCTCTAGAGAATTTGACGGACAAGAGATCCCTGGAACGCTAACTGTTAGACCTACTATTTTTGGTGGCACTGTAGAAACTGAGAGGTTTAATATGCCTGGAGGCGGAACAAGTATGTCAAGAACTAGAATGAACGATAAGGGACAACCTGTAAAAAGAGTTGTAAAAAATAAAAACATTAATTAATCAATAAAACAAAAAACATGAAAGCAAAAGCAAAAATGGTTGAAAAGAAGACTGGCGAGAAGTATCCTTCTAAAATGGCTAAGGCTAAACACGAGAAGAAAGAAGGTAAAAAAGAGATGATCATGGAGTACGGAATGAAGGCTGCCATGAAGAAGATGAAGAAATGAAAGACCCCCGATTAGAGAGAGCTGGAGTCGAAGGTTTTAATAAACCTAAGAAAACGCCAAGTCACCCTACCAAGAGCCACATCGTGGTTGCTAAGTCGGGTGACGAGGTGAAAATTTTACGTTTTGGTCAGCAGGGAGTAAAGACCAATCAGACGGCTGGTCAGCGTGAGGCGTTTAAGAGCCGTCATGCAAAGAACATATCTAAGGGAAAGATGAGTGCTGCATATTGGGCAGACAAGGTTAAGTGGTCACCAAGTGACACAAAGAGCCCTAGCAAAAAATGGATTAAGGGATGATAAACATAGTTGATAATTTCTTAGATGATTTAACGTATATATCAACTTACAATAAGTTGTTAGAGAATGATTTTGAGGAGGTAGTTGTTGGAGACAAAAGTTTTTGGGTACAATTTAGCACTCCAGAGTTTGAAAAGACTGTTCTTGACAAAGTTAGTTCGATAGAGGGTGTAGAAAGAAAGTCTGTTCTTAGTTTTTTTAGGGTGGCTACAGATGAGTTAGACACCGACTGGAGAATACACGCTGACTCTATAATAAATGGTGAGAGACCAACCAGGGCACTTGTTTTAAATATTTCACCAAGCAAAATGACGGGTTTACACGGAACCGCATTTTGGAGCCACAGAGAGTATGGTGATAGCCTACACGATGGGGTATCGTTTGAAGATTTTGACGGAATGCTTTTAAATGACTCAAATGATTTGTCTAAGTGGGAATTACAGTCTGTCGTTGGATATAAGATTAATAGGGCGGTGTGTTACCCATGCAATTACTTCCACAGCAAATACCCGAATATAGGATGGGCAGGTGGAAGAATGGTTTATGTGATGTTTTATAAATAAATAATATATGTTAATACTAAAAAACAAGGGGCTTGGTGACACGATTGCATCAATAGCAAAGGCAACTGGTTTAGACAAACTAGTTGGAGAGGACTGTGGCTGTACAGAGAGACAGGAAATGTTAAATAATCCAGATTTACTAATAAACAAAATATTTTATGGGACAAAGCAAAACATCGAAGTACTACGAGAAGAACCCGAAGGCAGCGGAGAAGCATAGGGAGTACCAGAGAGAATTAAACAAGAAGGAAGAGCAGATTAAGTACCGATCAGAACACGTGAAGGAGCGTAGGAAGCTTGGTATTGACGGCAAAGGCGGTCCTGATGTAAGTAAGAAAAAAAATGGTACCTTTGTAAAGGAAAGCCCATCGATAAACAGAGCTCGAAATGGGGCAAATGGAAAAAGTACTAAAAAATAAATAGACATGGCAAATTTAAAATTACAAACTAGTGTAGCAGTGGCTGTTACAAAAAGCGATACTGTTAACATACCATACCCTGGAGACAATACCGCATCACCAAATACTTCATCGTGGCCTTGTGTCCTTTATGTAGGTGGAGCAGGAAATTTAACCGTTCTTACTGCTGGTGGTAGTACCGTTACATTGGTTGGAGTTGCGGCAGGAACTTTTATTCCTATTCAGGTTGTTAGAGTTTTTACAAGCACAACAGCTACAAGTATTTTAGCTCTTTGGTAAGTAATGCAAATAAGTATAGGCATATATGTAAGGGGAGCACCAAGTGTAGCAGGTATAAATTCTTTTTTATTAACTACTTCACCCCAAATACTAATGAAAAAATAATAAAAAATGGCACAAATTAGAAACGAAATTTATGATGAGAACGGACTTGTAAAAGTTGAGTTTATTGAAGTAGAAGGTCCTACTCAAGAAGAACTAATTGCTCAAAAAGAAGCACAGCTATTAGCTTTGTATGATGAGTTAAAGGCCCTTAAAGGAGACTAAATGAAGTACTTAGTTATATTGCTTTTATTATTGTCGTCATGCTCCTTAGAAAAAAGGCTGGCAAAGTATTGCCCACTGTGTGTGCAAAAAGATAGTACAATAACTATAATACAGCTTAAGGATACAACCATAACAATCCCAAGTGAAACAATAACGCTACTAGACACACTTTATTGTGACTCATTAGGAAATGTTATATCTCAACTAAACGGAGACCTTAGAGACAAGGACGGTAAACTAATAAGTCTACAAACAAAACTACAAGACAACATATACACATCTAAGGCTAGAGTCCATACGATATATAGGACGATTAAGGGCAACGATGTGTACCACACTAAGGTGGTAACTAAAACATTAAAGCCACAGAAAATTAAGTATATCCCATGGTGGGTTAATTTCTTTGCTGTACTAGGGGTAATACTATTTATATATATATTGTATAGATTGATTAAATTATATTTACTTAAAGGTTTTTAACGATGCAAATAAGTATAGGTATATCTGTAAAGGGATTACGAACATCAGCTCCATTAGGTGTACCTGTTAACACGGTTGCACCTGTAATATCAGGATTTAATACTTTAGGTAGCACATTAACGTCAACAACAGGAACGTGGACTAATTCACCTACTAGTTTTGCTTATCAATGGAATCGAAACGGCTCACCTATACCAAGTGCTACATCTTCTACTTATATATTAGTAGGAGCTGATAATGCAGCAGCTATAACTTGTGTAGTTACGGCAACTAATGCCGCAGGCTCAACATCTGCAACATCTAATACAATTATAGTTGCAAACGCAGCACCTGTCAATACTTTAGCACCTGTAATATCAGGTTTAACTGATTTAGGCGGTGTGTTGTCATCAACAACGGGAACTTGGAATGGAATACCTACAATTACTTATGCATACCAATGGAAGCGAGGAGCTACTAACATTGGCACTAACTCATCAACATATACTTTAGTAGCTGCTGATTCAGCAGCAGCAATCACTTGCGTGGTTACAGCTACAAATTCTTTAGGAAGTTCAAGTGCTACATCTAATACAATTACTGCACAAACATATTCAGCACCTGCCAATGTAGGTGCACCTGTAATTAGCGGCACTACTACTTTAGGTAGCACATTGTCATCAACAACAGGGGCGTGGAATGGAAATCCATTACCTACTTATGGTTATCAATGGAGAAGAAATGCAGTTAATATACCAAGTGCTACAGGTTCTACTTATGTATTGGTTTCAGCAGACTCAGCGGCAGCAATCACTTGCGTGGTTACAGCTACTAATGCATTGGGTAGTTCAAGTGCTACCTCTAACACAATTACAGCAAATACTTACGCTGCACCTGTAAATTCGTCACCACCTTTTATTAGTGGTGCAACTACAATAGGCAGTGTACTTACATCTACTTTTGGTGGTTGGCTTAACTCGCCTACTAGCTATGCCTTTCAATGGAATAGAAATGGTTCGCCAATAGCAAGTGCCACAACATCTAGTTACACATTAGTTCAAGCGGACTCGGCAAGTGCAATTACTTGTGTGGTTACGGCTACTAATGCATTTGGTTCAACACCATCAACGTCTAATACACTTACTACACCAACATATGCTACAGCATTCACATCAACGTGGGCTGTAACAGCAGGAGAAACTATTACGTTACCATATGAGGGTGCAGGTACATATTCAGGTACTATTGATTGGGGAGATTCAAGCACATCTACTAACAGCTATGCTAACAGAACACATACCTATGTAGGTGCAGGCACATACACCATATCAATTACAGGTGTAACAACAGGCTTCAGATTTGCAAATACAGGCAGTAAACTTAATATTAGAACCATTACCAATTGGGGAACTTTGATGTTAGGTAATAGTGGTACTTATTTTCAGGGTTGTTCAAACTTAACTTTAACTACAGTTGCAGGAACATTAGATTTGACGGGTACAACAGACTTTTTTCAGATTTTTGGTAGTTGTGGTTCACTTACAACAGTAAACGGTATTAATTCTTGGAATACAAGTGCAGTTACAAATATGTATCAAATGTTTTATGGTTGTTCTAACTTTAATCAAGCATTGTCATTTAACACAGGAGCAGTTACAACTATGGTAGGTATGTTTCAATTTTGCACTAGCTTTAATTCTTCATTAACATTTAATACAGCACTAGTAACTAGTATGAGCTTTATGTTTTTTCAAGATAGTCAATTTAATACTGCACCAACATTTTCAAGTACAGCAGCAGTAACTACTATGCAAAGTATGTTTAGAGATTGTTCTAGCTTTAATAAAGCATTGTCACTTAACACAGGAGCAGTTACAACTATGTATCAAATGTTTAGTGGAGCAACAGCATTTAATCAAGACATATCAGGATGGAATACAGGGTCAGCTCAATTTTTTTATGGAATGTTTGAAAATGCAGCAGCATTTAATCAAAACATATCAGGATGGAATACAACAGCAGGGACTAACATGGAAGTTATGTTTAATGGTGCAACAGCATTCAATCAAAACTTAGGTTCTTGGAATGTGGCTAATGTTACAAACTTTGTAGGCTTTATGTCTACCAAAACACCTGCAACATTCTCAGCCGCTAACTTAGATGCAATATATAACGGATGGAGTGCACAATCAGTACAGCCAAGCATTAATATAAGTTTTGGTACTGCTAAGTTTACATCAGCAGCAACAGCAGCAAGGGCAGCATTAATCGCAGCACCAAAGAATTGGACAATAACAGACGGAGGACAACAACCTGCTGCATTCACATCAACATGGCAAGTAACAGCAGGAGAAACTATTACGTTGCCTTATGAGGTTGCAGGTACATATTCAGGAACGATAGATTGGGGAGATAGCACGACAAGTGTAAATAGCTATGCTAATAGAACACATACCTATGCAACAGCAGGTACTAAAACTATTTCAATTACAGGAGTAACTACAGGCTTTAGATTTAACAATACAGGTAGCAGACTTAACATTAGAACCATTACCAATTGGGGAACTTTGAGGTTAGGTAATAGTAATGAATACTTTTATGGCTGTTCAAATTTAAACTTATCTACCGTTTCTGATACATTAGACTTAACGGGGACAACTTTTTTTGCAAATATGTTTAATGGTTGTACATCACTTACAAGTGTTAATAATATAAATTCTTGGAGTTCAGCATCAGTTATTGGTGCGGGGGGTATGTTTTATGGTTGTACTAACTTCAACCAAGCATTAAGTTTCAATATGTCAGGTTGTACATCACTTACAAGTATGTTTAATGGTTGTAGTATATTAAATAGTGCAATAACATTTAACACAAATTCGGCTACAGGAATGTCTTATATGTTTCAAAATTGTACTGCATTTAATAGTGCAATAACATTCACGAGTACAGCAAGTGTTACTAGTATGGCTAGTATGTTTCAAAATTGTACTGCATTTAATAAACCAATAAATTTTAACACAGGAGCAGTTACTCAGATGAATTTAATGTTTAGTGGTTGTACTAACTTTAATCAAGCAGTACCATTTAATACAGCATTAGTTACTAATATGCAAAGTATGTTTGAGAGTTGTACTAACTTTAATCAAGTAATAAATTTTAGCACAGGAGCAGTTATTAATATGAGTCAAATGTTTGCATTTTGTTCAACATTTAATAGTCCAATAACATTTTCAAGTACAGCGAATGTTACTAATATGACAAGTATGTTTCTAGTTTGTGGTGCATTTAATCAACCATTGACTTTTAACACAGTAAAAGTTAATACTTTTCAGTCTATGTTTTTTGGTTGTCCAAATTTTAATAGCTTACTCACATTTACATCTACAGCTGTTAATTGTTCAACACAGCAAATGTTTGCAGCGATGGGTTCTTTTAATACTGCACCAATATTCACGAGTACAGCAAATATTACGAATATGACAAGAATGTTTCAAAATTCTGCAGTATTTAACAAACCATTGACTTTTGATTGTTCATCAGTTACAAACATGTCTGAAATGTTTATTGGTAATAGTGCATTTAATAGTGCAATAACATTTACAAATACGGGAAATGTTCAGGATATGTCAGGTATGTTTAAAAATTGTACTGCATTTAATCAAGCATTGTCATTCAACACAGCAGCAGTTACAACTATGAGTGAAATGTTTAGTAGTGCTCCTGCATTTAATCAAAATTTAGGAGCTTTAAATGTAGCATTAGTTACAAACTTTACAAATTTTATGTTAGGTAAAACTCCTGCAACATTCTCTGCTGCTAATTTAGATGCTATCTATAATGGATGGAGTGCAAGTGGAGTTAAACCAAATATAAACATATCTTTTGGTAGTGCACAATTTACAAATGCGGGTGGATTAGCAGGAAAAACTATATTATTAGGTGCACCAAATACTTGGACAATAGCAGACGGAGGAGGAATATGAGACATTTTATAATTTACAACAATAACAAAGTAATTTAAGGAGTATGAGATACTATATAGTTTACAACAATGACAAGGTAATATTCTATTATGACGAATTAATAGAAGACCAATTCTTGGCAACAGGACTTGACAACACATTTATAACTGAAGATAAGCAGGAGTTTATTGATAAGTTAAAGAATGACTTTAACGTTGATTATACGGAAGAAGAAATTCCTGCTATACCTACAAATACAGAAGAAAATGAAGTCTAATATTTTAGCATCACTTTATTTTATAGCAGGTTATGTAACCTCGTTATTTATGATGTACCAAGGTAAAGAATACTACATTGTTTTTGGTGGTATAACATTATTTTTTTACTTAACCTTTAGCTTAACTGAAGCTCTTGAAGAATTAGACTTATGAAAACACAACTATCTTTATTAATACTATCTATACAACAAGAACTTTTGACACTTATCTCTATATGCCTTGCATTTTTTATACCAATAAGTGGTATTTTAATAATGATAGGAGTATTAATTATCATAGATACTATGACAGGTATTTGGAAAGCCAATAAGTTAAAAGAAAAAATAAGTAGCAGAAAGTTATCAGCTATTATTAGCAAGTTAGCACTCTATGAAATTACTGTAATAATGTTCTTTTTAATAGATGCATTTATTCTTAATGATATCATACTAACATTTTTTAGTGTACCATTTATGCTCACTAAAGTAGTGGCATTGGTCTTAGCTAGTATTGAGGTGATGTCTATTAATGAGAATTATAAGATAGTTAAAGGCATAGACCTATGGCAGTCAATGAAGTTGTTATTTGCTAGGGCTAAGGATATCAAAGACGATATAAATAAAATTAAATGACAACACAACAAGTAACAAAAAAATACGGTGCAGCTAACGTAACAGGAGCAGGTTACTTGGTAAAGATAAAGTTACCATATCCAATGCGTATAGCTTGGGACTTAGATAGCTCGGTAAATTCTATGATGTGCCATAAGTTAGTAGCTGATAATTTTACAGCTGTATTTAATGAGCTACTATCTGTATATGGATACGATAAGATTAAGGAGTTAGGGATAGACTTATTTGGTGGTTGCTTTAACTATAGGAAGATGAGGGGTGGAAACGCTTTGTCTATGCATTCATGGGCAATTGCAATAGACCTAGATCCTGCTAGAAACTTACTTAAGGAGTCATCAAAGACTGCAAGATTTGCTAGGCCTGAATACAAGCAGATGATAGATATTTTTTACAAGCATGGCTTTATATCTTTAGGTCGTGAAAAGAACTACGACTGGATGCACTTTGAGATAAAAGAGTAATAAAAAAAATATGTAACTTTGTAATAATGAAAAAGCAATTAGAGTCCAGCAAAAGAATAGTTCGATTTATCAGTCGACCTGGCGTTCACGCTAAGAGCAAGACATCACAATTAAAGACATCAAAGAATTATAAAAAAAAATATAAAGGACAAGGAAAATGAAAATAAATAGCTATAACAATTCAACGCCAACAACAAGTACTTCATTAATTGGATCAAACGGTACAGGAGAGACATTTAATTTTACTGTTCAATCAATTTTTGACTTAATATACAGTGGTATAGTAAATGTTAATCCTTCAGTTGTTACAACAAATTCACTAATATCTACCACAATTACTAGCACAAACACATACTTTACTGGTACGACTGGAGCTAGTTTTGCAATAACTTTTCCAGCCGCAAATTCCAACTTAAATGGTATAAAGTACACAGTAATGTCCACAGCTGCAAGAGCTACTACAACATGGATATCTACTGGTGCTACATTTGTTGGGGCACCTACTGCATTAGTAGCATTTACTCCAGTATGTTTTCAGTACAATCATTCTGACCTTAAGTGGTATATATCATTATAATTAGTATATTTGCATAATAAATTTAATAAAATGAAAAAAATAAAAAAAGAGGAGCTCTCTAAGTTAGTTGAGCTTAACACAAACTTTCGGGAATTAAAATTCCAATTGGCAGACATTGAGGTTACCTTCAATAGACTTAAAAGCCAAAAAATCGCTACACTTTCAAATCTTGAAACAGCAGCCTTTGATCTATCGTCTTATCAGGATGAGATTATTAAGGAGTATGGAGACATTAAAGTAAATCTACAAACAGGTGAATATAATTAGAAAAGTGTCTATTGGTCCTGACTACATGAAGTGCATGCACTATATGTTAGGGCAAGAAGTTCTTGATAGAACTTGGGTAATAGATTCCATAATAAAGGACGACTCTGGATCAATATCTATATGGATAATTAAATCTGGAGAAATAATTAAGTGGAAAACTTTTTCTAGTAACGTTCCAACATCAATAGAGTTTAAAATAGATTTTTAATGAAGTCACCATACTGTTT